GTCTTCGAATACCACGCCGACAAACATGTTGGAGTTGGAATTGAACAAGAAACTCTTAGAAGAGCCTGTAAGGCTTGTGCAGATGATTATGTCTCGGGCGGAGTCCACTGGGTTTTCCCTTTCACGGGAGGAACTGGAGGGACTTTCGATGACGAGTTTAGTGTCGCTTACGAAAATGCTACCTCAGCCGTTAAACACAACTGCAACGACAGCGGTTGCGGCTACCCATACCGCCTCTTCTGCCCCTACAACAAAGACTGTTTCGAAGGGGCAGAAGAGGAAATCCAAGAAATAGTCAAGGACAGAGTCAGAAAGATTCTGTCCTCGGACTCCTCCGGAAAATATGAAGACGACGATGTTTTTAATCGTTGTTTAGAAGATCCAGCCCTCTGGATAATAGAGGGATTGCGAGACCCAGACAGGGTTTTCCCCAAGTCGGATCCGATGAGAAGGACAAAGCCATTGCCACGCGTCGTGGCTAATGCTAGTCTAGCTGATCAGATTGTGACTCGGATCTTCTTCCAAAACTTCACAGATTCCGAAGGCGATTGCTATCCGAACCTCCCTACAATGAAGGGGCTTGGTTTCAGCGACGAACATGCGGATGCTATGGGTAAGAAGGTCACCGCCTTCAACGAGAAATATGGTATGTCTCCCGTTGCGAGCGATGTCAGTGGATGGGAAAAGAACTTTTCATTACAAAGCGCTAGGTCCATAAGAAGGATCCTTAGAGAAACATGCGAGAATCCAAATTTGGGTTTCTTGCGTGCTTTTAAGTGGTGGTCGAACTCTTTGGTCTCTAACCCTTGTCTTATAGACGAGGGAGTCTTAATTGACTTTGGAGACAAGAAGTGTCAGAGAAGTGGAAACTTCCTCACTACAACCTCTAATGGAATCTCAAGAATTATCTGTGCATATGCTGTAGGCAGCAAAGCCATAGCAAGCGGAGATGATTGCAACGAATGGACCCATCTAACAGTAGATGAGCTCAAGGAAGCCTATTTTGATATTGGCCTCCCCGTCAGAGACGTTGAGCGATTCGAAGGCGGAAAAATAGTCTTCTGTTCTCACGGATTCGCAAAGAACCCAGATGGCAATTGGAAGTCGTGGCTTGAAACTTGGCAGAAGATGCTTTACAAAGCGTCTTTCAACAAGCAAGTAGACCATAGTACTGAAACCAATTGGATAGATGAGGTGAGAAATCTCCCCGACGAGGAAACATATGACAAGATCATGAAGTTTCTAGCGTATAGGAGAGAAGTGCTCGGTGCCGTCTCCGGGCATGAATAAGAAGAAAAGCGCCGTCCAGGCTGGGACGTTAAAACAGCCAAAACAAAGGTCAACTAAAATGGTTCAAGCCAAGC